CTCGACAAGAGGTTCAGAAGAAATCATGGCAACACGGGCCACAATCCGTTCTCCTTACGTCCTCACTTACCGGCTCTCAGACTGCCACAAAGTCTTAACTTTCTTTGCCGCGGACTTTAGGCCGCCCCACATCGCCTCTGAGGAAGATATGGGCAGTCGGTTCACGTTGCGGGGGTCACTCCAGCACGCCTGCTGGTGAGTCCTGACTAACGTCTAGCCACTGCCCGATTCGTCTTCTTGAGATTACGGCTAACGCGTGATTTTCTGATACATACCCCAACTTTGCCACCATCTCGGCGGGTAGTTCTGAGGATACGGACCGTTTCTCTCGGTGATGGCGACAATCATTGAGCTTTCTTGTCGAGGCTACCTTTCGGTAGCGCGACCCCAACCGGAAGACCCCCACCTGGGTCCACACTCGCTTGATACGTCGGCAAATACTCCCATGACGGGTCAGGACTCTGACTGTCCTGCAGAACCCGAATAGGAATCGCCGTCGTCTTTTCTCCAACTTCCCTTTGTTTCTTGAAGAATTCTCGCTCGCGCGCACGCGAGAATTCTGGAGACACCCTGGTTCCAAATCGTGACATATCGCAAATATGCTCGCGAACGAAAATGGACCCGCAAACAGGTTCCGGCCTACGAACGGCGCTCAGAGCGAGGCAATACCGCAAAGCGGCACTCACTCTCGAGCACTGAAAGTTTTGAGAAAACTTCCAGGCAGCAGTCTCGTAGGCCGAAAGCCTAGCAAGTTCTCCGGACACCTGCTCAGCCGGCACACGAACAAACAACTCTGATGAAAGAGTGATGTTGTGCCCGACCGGAGCAGCAGGTGCTTCAACCTCCCCCCCTTCCGGCGCTAGACGCGCCAAGCCGAAAATCTCGCCCAATCTCCTTGCTAAGGAACCACGAAAGCGCATCTCCCAGAGAGTCAATCTAGTTGACCTGAGAGAGTTTAAGTGGGCCTTAAACCAGACCATCCCCGCTCGAAAGCGGCGATTGCTGGTAAAGCCAGAGATGAAGCTCGAGAAATCGACACCCAAGTTCCCAACAAACTCAGACTTACGCAAACGTCCGAAACGCAAAGTAGGGACCACCTGAAGGTGGCGACCCGACCAGCGTAACAACGTGCTATTGATCGTTCCGAAAGAACGCTCAACAGAAGTCTTAGTTGGCTCAACTTGAAGACCTACACTTTTGACAACGGCGAACCAGTCCTTAGAGACTGTCTCTGACGACTGAAATAGAATATCGTCGCCGTTAATCAGACAAGGCACTAACCGCGCATCTTTCATCTTCATACCTGAAGAACGCATGGACCACAAAAAGGCCAAGCGATTCTGGAGGCAAAGAAGAGGGAAAGAAAGGTAGCTGCCCATCATCTGACCTATCTTCGGTTCACCTACGTAAACTCGTCTCGGAACACCTTCTTCATCACGCTCAGTACGGTAAAGCACTGGGCGAAGAATCGAAAGGGCACGACGACGAACAGACGAGGGGACGACAGAAGATGTCGAAAGGAGGGAAGACAAGATGACTTCGGCGACCTCGATGGACAGTCCATCGGTAGCTGACTTATAGTCACCGGAGGTGAGAACCCCTCCACCGTCCTCGAAACCAGCCTCTTTGAGTCGCTTTGCGTCGACGTCCCCACGAAGGAGCCACTTAAACCTTGAAAGATGGTTGTAAATGGTCTTGTGGAGAGGTCTCAGACAAAGTTCCTCCGAAGAGAACTTGGTAAGAGGTCGCGGTTTACCAGCCGATTGAACGACAATCAGCTCGGCCTCAGGCTGCTCACGCTCGAGATCGCTCCCATTAAGACACTCGTCAAGAAAGTCTGAATGAGAAATCTCTGTGCCAAGGCAGCCGCCCTGAGAGCGAGGCGAATCGGTGGTAGAGGAGAGGGGGGGGGAGGTAAGGAGAACCTGATCCTCGTAACTCAGATCCCATCCCTTGCGGAATAGGAATTTGACTTGCTGAGCAACAAATCGCAGGTAACCGGGTGGGAGCTCAAGGGCTGGCGCCTTGAGCCCCTCCACAAGTTTCTCCATCAGGGGGCCGTCCATGCAGCTGCACGAAGCAGGCAGGGACTTCTTGATGGATTGCCACGCCATTTGTTCTTCAGGAACATCCGACGGACAAGAGGCCAGAAACTTCTTCACTTCATCGGAAAGATCTTTACAAGATCCGACTCGGTGGGGGGAGAAGGAGGGGGCTGGATATCCGAAAATATACCCCCATTCACAAGCGGAGCGACGGACCACAAGGGTGGTTCGCTCCCGGTAAGCGCGACAGGGTCGCGGGATCCCGACCGTTCGCCGGCCTCGTCTAATCGAACGACGAGGAGGTTGGTTGGGAGCCATCATAACCTTTAGTAAACGTAGT